ATAGAACACATTAACGGCACCAATGCCATGACGGTTAATACTTCTGGTGAAGTTGATATGGTTAGGAACAATTTAGGTTTATTCCAAGTATATTTAAATGCAAATCAAAATATCGCATCTAGTAGTACTGACATAGTTGGTCTTAATACAAAAGTTTTTGATGTAGACGGTTATTTTGATACATCTAATTATCGCTACACGCCACAGGTAACTGGGTTCTATTACATTGAATGTAAACTTAGTTTTCGACCTAAAGCTGCTGATGATAACGTTAATATGAATGCTTATCTTTATAAAAATGGAAGCCATAGTCATTCTAATGGTGCATCTCCATATTTGTCAGCTAATGATACTTCAAGACCTATTGGTCAAATGTGCATGAAAGTAGGTGCAGGTAAAGAAATTGAAGTCCAAGTAAATTCATTAGTTTATTTTAATGGTTCTAGTGATTATGTTGATTTAAGAGGTAACATGTATAACTATACTAATAGCAGTGCTACAGATAACCATGTAATGGGTCATTCAACCCAAATGATGACATACATGCTTGGCTACAGAGTAGGATAAAGATATGCCAAGTCAAATAAAAGTAGATGAGATTAAAAACGTTGCAGGTCAGTATGAGATCAAGACGAATACTTTCAAAGGACAGACGACTGGAGGATCTATAGCTGTACAAGGTGAAGGTACTGCTACAACTAATCTGCAACAAGGATTGTGTAAGGCATGGTGTTCTTTTACAAGTGATAGTACAACTGCATTGTCAGATAGTTTTAATCTTGGCTCAATAACTGATAATGGAACTGGAGATACAAGTTTAACTGTGTCATCTGCCTTTGGAAATATTAATTATACATACGCAGGTAATGCAGGAACATCTCAATGTCGTTTGTTAGCAATTATAGCAACACCAACAACAACTGTAATTAGATTAAAACTTACAACATCAACAGATAATACAGATGATGACGAACCTTTACAGTACGGGAATATGATGGGAGAGCTCGCATGAGTACAATAGTAGGAACAAATATTGAAGTTACAAATCTAAAGTATGATTCTGATACGACCTCTATGATTATATCAAATGCTGGTCAGGTTACGATACAAGGTGAAGGTACTAATACAACTAATCTGCAACAAGGGTTGGCAAAGTCTTGGGTTAATTTCAATGGTAGCGGTTCTATTGCAGCTCGTGATTCTTTGAATTTATCGTCACTTGATGATAATGGCACAGGTCTTTATGACACAAACTTTAGTACTGCATTTGCATCAGTAAACTTTGCACAAGCAGCTATTTGTGGAAATCAAAGTAATAACTCTACTACAAATCTTACAGCAAGAGGATATTGCGGAACAACAACTACAACATCAGCAGGTGTTGAAATGCACTATACAAACGCAGGAGGAACAGTCAGCACAGACCAATCTCACCTTGCTGTTATATATCACGGAGATTTAGCATGAGTACGTTAGTTATAGATACTATACAAGGTAAGACAACTGCTGGTTCGATTAATGTTCGTGGTGAAGGTTCGAATAACACAAACTTACAGCAAGGTTTAATCAAAGCTTGGGGAAACTTTGATGGAAGTGGTACTGTAGGAATTAACGATAGTTTTAATATGGATGCTCTTACGGACAATGGCACAGGTAATTATACTATGAACATAACAAATGATTTTGCAAACGCTCACGGTTGTATGAGTGGTTACAGTATAATGGACGGATTGTGTTATGGAGATGTTAATAACGTTTCTAGTACAGGAAGTTTTAGAATGAGAGTTGTCGTAGGATATAGTAATAGTGGAATGGATCCGGACGAGTTTCATACACAAATGGCAGGAGATTTAGCATGACAATTGAAACACCTGAGTTTCAAGGAACACATTTATGGGAACGATTACACTGGGCTAAAGATAAATTAGAAGGTGTACAAAGCGATTACAGAGTTGTTTGGGAAGATCCAAATGAACCTGATGAACCAGCAAAGGTTACGATACCAGATCCGAACTGGATGGCTTGTGCTTTACAAGGTGGCATACTTCCACCAGTTGAAGTTTATTGGGAACTGAAGAAAGATGAGGCACAACCAGATTTTAAGAAACATACGAGAGGTTATCTACTACATAATACACAACCAGTTGATAAGATGACCGAAGAAGAAGCAATAGAATATTTAATTATGAAAGACATACCAGAACACGTATGGAAAGATTATGATAAATCTAATCGTAAGAGATTAGTAATTTGTAAAAAGAAAAACCTTCCAAGTCATAGAACATGGCGTAATGCTTGGAAAATAAATCAAGAGCTAGTAGCATAAGGAGAAAAAAATGACTACAATGATTCAAGACAAGAATGGTGTAATTGCTGCAGCACCTTCAAGTGTGCCAGATAGGCATTTTAGAAATGCATGGATGTTTGACAGCGCTCAAACTGCAATTTCTGAAGATATCACTGCAGCAAAAATAATATTTAAAGACAAGATAAGAGAAGTAAGAGGACCGTTACTTACAGCAGAAGATGTTGTATACATGAAAGCATTAGAAGCCGATGATGCATCTGCTAAAACTGCAAGTGTAGCTAAGAAAAAGAAACTTAGAGATGCTCCTGCAGCAAGTGCTATCACAAGCGCAGATACAATCGATAAGTTAAAAGCCTCATGGGACAGTGATGTTTTAGGAGCGAGTCCTTATAAATAGAATAAAATAAGGATTCAATCATGGCAGTTCCTAATTCACGTGCAACATTAATTGATTATTGCAAAAGACGCTTAGGCGAGCCTGTAATAGAAATAAATGTAGACGAAGATCAGCTCGAAGATAGAGTTGACGAGTCATTGCAATTTTACCAAGAGTATCATTCAGATGCCACAGTACGTACGTACTTAAAGCATGAAGTTACAGCAACTGATGTATCAAATGAGTACATACCTATATCGTCAGACATATTGTTTGTATCGAAACTACTTCCTTTAACTAGCTCTTTTAATACAAGTAGAAACTTTTTTGATATTAAATACCAAATGATGTTGAATGATGTTGCTGACTTAATGAATTTTGCAGGTGATTTAGCTTATTATGAACAAATGCAACAGTATTTATCAGTACTTGATATGAAGCTTAATGGCCATCCACAGACACAATTTGCAAGAAGACAGGACAGATTATATATTTTTGGAGATTTTTCAGATAAAGATATCAAAGAAGGTGATTTTTTAGTTGCTGAAGTTTATACTAAAGTAGATCCAGATACTCATACATCAGTATACAATGACATGTTTGTTAAGGAATACACTACTGCTCTTATAAAACAACAGTGGGGTATGAACTTGATAAAGTTTGAAGGGATGCAATTGCCAGGAGGAGTTATTTTAAATGGAAGACAGATATACGATGATGCTACAGGCGAGATCGAAAGATTAAGAGAAAGCATGCGATTAGAGCAAGAAGTTCCACCAGACTTTTTCGTAGGATGATATGGCAACTAATTTATATTTCAGTCAAAAGGTAAAGTCCGAACAGAACCTATACGAAGATATTGTAATAGAATCTCTTAAAATGTATGGGCAAGACGTGTACTATTTGCCAAGAGATATCGTCAATGAAGATAGAATCTTAGGCGATGATCCAGAATCGAGTTTCAATTCATCTCATACAATAGAAATGTATATTGAAAATACCGAAGGTTTTGAGGGTGAAGGAGATTTATTCACAAGATTCGGTGTGGAGATACGAGATGAAGCTACGTTTGTTGTTTCACGTAAAAGGTGGGAACAAACTGTACAAAGATATGACAACGAAATAACATCTACAAGACCTTCTGAAGGTGACTTAATATACCTTCCATTATCTAAATCATTATTTCAAATATCTCATGTAGAACATGAGATGCCTTTTTATCAATTAAGTAATTTACCTGTCTATAAAATGAGATGTCAGTTGTTTGAATACACTGGAGAAAATTTAGATACAGGTGTTGATACTATAGACGAAATTGAAAAGAAGTACGCATACAAATATATACTTACACTCACTAATACTCGCGATAGTGCAGAAGCTACTCCAACGATTGTTGGAGGACAACTTACAGGTATTACAATAGTGGATAGCGGTAGTAACTACTTCGATGCTCCATCGGTAAGTATAATCGACTCATCTGGTGTTGGTGCTTCTGTAACTTCAACTGTTGATAGCAATAGTGGTGGAATAACTAGTCTTACTATTACTAACCCAGGAACTGGTTACACTAGTAGCCCGACTATTAAATTCGGTTCACCTTCACTAACTACTTTCCAAGTAGGTGAAACTGTATTAACTCAAAGCGGATCTACACAAATGAGGGCTGAAGTTGTTAAGTATTCAGACTCTGATGATAAACTTCACTTGATACATGCAGGTGCAGATGATGGTGTATTCCACACGTTTAGTGTAGGTAAAAAAGTTATAGGCCTTAAATCAGGAGCAGGTGGAATTATTAATTTAGTAGTAGAAGATAACCAACTTTCTCAAAATGAACAGAATGATGATTTTAGTACAGGTACAGACTTCATAGACTTTTCAGAAAACAACCCATTTGGAGATGCGAGTAACAACTAATGTTTGGTGGACACTTTTATCACGAAAAAACTAAAAAGGCTGTTGCTTTATTCGGCAGACTGTTTAATAATATATATGTGATTCGAAAGAATTCATCAGGTGCAGTGATAAGTCAAATTAAAGTTCCTTTATCTTATGCACCTAAACAAAAGTATCTTGAAAGAGTTAGAGAAAATCCAAATTTAAATGATGATACTTCAGTTGCAATCAAGCTACCAAGAATGTCATTTGAAATAACATCTATAGCATATGATGCAACCAGACAGTTAGCAAAGTTATCCACATTCAATACTACTGCATCAGATGCAAATGTAAATAAAAGACAAAAGTTTTTTACACCAGTACCATACTCAATAAACTTTCAGTTAAATGCATATGCTAAATCGCAAGATGATGCATTGCAGATAGTAGAGCAAATACTGCCTACATTCAATCCGCAGTATTCTATAACTATTAAACCCTTTGGCACTGAATATCCTACTCTCGTAGAAGATATACCTGTTATAATACAAGGTGTTTCATTCAGCGATGATTTTGAAGGTGCGATGGAACAAAGACGAACAATAATATATAGCATGGACTTTGAGATGAAGATAAGTTATCACGGTCCAATTGCTGACACCAATGTTATTCGTAGTAGTATTGCTTCATTATTTGATATAAATGCAGGACTCAGCGATTCTGATGTTGGTCTTGAAACAATAACAGTAACACCTAATCCTACCAGCGTAATTGGTTTGGCTGACAGTGATTTTGGATTTACAACAACCATAGTGGATAGCGCATAATGTATGAGTATAGATGTAAGGTAGTTAAAATAATAGACGGTGATACTGTAGACGTAGATATAGATTTAGGTTTCGGTGTTTGGATGCACAAAGAAAGAGTAAGATTATACGGAATCGATACTCCTGAATCAAGGACTCGTGACTTAGAAGAAAAAAAATATGGACTTGCTGCAAAAGCATTTTTAACTGGCATGTTAGATGATCCGGCTGGTATAATACTTAAAACACATAAAGATGCAACTGGCAAGTTTGGTAGAATACTAGGCGAGTTATGGAGAACAACTAACTACGCTGATCAATCAATAAATGATTACATGGTAGAAAAACATCATGCAGCTGCATATATGGGACAATCAAAAACTCATATAGAGGAACAACACTTGAAAAATCGTAAACTGGTGACATTAAATGAAGAGTGATACAAGCAAATTCTTTCCTCCTGAAGAAAAGAATGTTGATAATGATTATAAGTATTCAAGAGATACATACTACGAATTAGTGGAAAAAGGAAAGCAGAGTCTTGAACTCATGATTGAAGTTGCAAGAGAGAGCGAACATCCACGAGCATTTGAAGTTCTATCTGGAATGATTAAAAACATTTCTGACGTTAATGATAGACTTATGGATCTAAATAAAAAGAAAAAAGATTTAGATAGAAAAGAAGAAATAAAAAATATTGCAAATACTACAAACAATTTATTTGTTGGGTCAACCGCTGAATTACAAAAAATACTTAAGAATGATACGGACCTAGTAGATGTCACGCCAAAACCTAAATGAAAATTATCTAGGTAATCCTAATATTAAAAAAGATGGTATCGTTCAAAATTGGACGGAAGACCAAGTACGCGAGTATGCGAAGTGCATGAAAAGCCCTGTGTACTTTGTAGAAAAATATGCAAAGATAATTTCATTGGATAAAGGTTTAGTTCCATTTGAACTATATCCATACCAAGCTAAGATGTTTAATAAGTTTCAAGCACATAGGTTTAATGTTGTTTTAGCGTGTAGGCAATCTGGTAAATCTATATCTGCATGTGGTTACTTGCTTTGGTTTGCTTTATTTCAACCTGAAAAAACAATTGCAGTATTAGCTAATAAAGGTGCTACTGCTCGTGAGATGTTGGCAAGAATAACAATAATGCTTGAGAATATACCGTTCTTTCTTCAACCGGGTTGTAAAGCTTTGAATAAATCTAATATTGATTTTAGTAACAATAGTAGAATTATTGCAGCTGCAACATCAGGACAATCGATAAGAGGTTTATCGGTTAACTTATTATACTTAGATGAATTTGCATT